AAGGACAGTCGATGAAGCAGGAAATTTAAAGTTGTTAATGATCAGTAATGATTGTTAACGTTTGTTACCAATTGGTAACTTTTATTAACTTAAATATATCGGAGAAATAAAATGGCCAGTTTTCTGGACAAGTATCGCAAAAATAAATCTGAGTTGATGAAGAAAGTTCTTGAGCGTGTGGACGCCGAATCCAACAACTATCCAAAGGATGACCGTTTCTGGACTTTGACCAGAGACAAAGAAGATAAAGGCGAAGCAGTAATTCGTTTCCTTCCTGATATCCATTCCGATGAGAATTGGGTAAAAATTCTCCATCATTCTTTCCAAGGACCGTCTGGGTCGTGGTATATCGAGAATTCTTTGCGCACCATTGGACAAGAAGACCCTGTTAATAACGCAAACAAAAAACTGTATGCTACCGGAAATGCAGACGATGAGGCGATTGCAAAGAAACGCGGAACCAAGACTACCTACATCTCTAATATTCTTGTTGTGAAAGACAAGAACAATCCCGAGAACGAAGGCAAAGTCTTCTTATTCAAATACGGAAAATCCATCTTCGAATTCATTTCCACCGCAATCAAGCCAAAGTTTGACGATGACGAAGCATTCCTTCCTTTTGACCCGTTCGAAGGACGTAATTTCGCGATAAAAATCTACAAATCAGACAAGAACCAACAGTTCACTTACGAAGCCAGTAAGTTTCTGAAAGAATCTGCTATTGGGGATAGCGACGAGGAAATCGAAGAGATTCTGAATCAAACCTACGATATCACAGAGTTCATTGCCGATGACCAATTCAAGTCATACGGAGAACTGAACAAACGATTCCTCCAAGTATGGGAGGGAGGAACTTCCGAGAATGAATATACTGATGAGGAAGAGGAAGAAGAGGATGTGGAAGAAGAGCAACCTCGGACTCAGAAAAAAGCAAGCCCTCCTCCAAAGGTATCAAAGAAAGACGATGATGACGAGGACGATGACGACGATTTAGACTTCTTCAAATAAAACTCGAAACCTTATCCAGATATCTATCAAGACTGGATAAGGTATCTCGTCTTGGCGTAGGAGTAAATCCTCCTCCCTGACCAGATAGATTTATGCTTCCTATAGAGGAAACGTTGACCTGTGAACCGGTTGATGTTTCCTCTTTTTTAATGTTCTCGGTTTCTCTCTTCAGGGTAGAAATCATTTTATGGTCAGGACTCAATTTCTTGGAAGGGCTAACATCAGGAGATAGATAATCTGATACAGAATCGATTGCTCTCGATGCTTTTTCTGGAACCGACAGCACAAAATCAGATATCGACTTAGGCATTTCGGATACGATTTCCTTGAACTTATCCGATTCTACTACACCGGTAATTGATTTCTTAGCAGACTCATAGACATCTTCTAAGAATCCCTTTGAATTTTTATTCTCCGTCTTATTGAATAATGCCTCTCCACCCATACTCCCAAGAATAGTCCCTCCAATTCCCCCGACAACAGTTCCTACAGCGGCCCCGATTGGTCCGGCAAAGGAACCCAGTCCACCAAGTAATTTAGCTCCCGCCACTCCCCCAGCAATCCCTCCCACTCCCACAATCCCTTCTTTTTTCTGTTCGGTTCTGGTCTCGGATGTAAGGGATTCAATCATAGCAGCGCCTTCCTCTTTGCTAATATCGCCTTGTTCCACCATGACATTAATCTCTTCTATCCTGGAATCTAAGTCTTTCTCCAATCCATGTAGGTTAGTGCCGGTATTAATGATTCCGCCTGCTACAGCTAATCCTGCGCCTATTCCAGGAATGTTTTTCTTGGTTCTTTCCCAGATAGTAGACTTCTTACTAACTCTCTTGGGCGGTCTCGATTTCTTCTCCGAACTACCGCCCCCGAGTATCCTATCAACCAATCCTTTCTCAATAACATTCTCAATAACATTCTCGACTTTCGACTCTTTCTCGTCTTCTTGTTCTAATACATCCAGAACAGATTTAGCCTTGACTGATTCCAGAGATTTCGGCTCTTCTTTTGGTTTTTTAAGAGTCTTTGTAATCTCTTTCAAGGACTCTAATTGTTTCTTATTCAGGTCAACCAACAGGTCAATGGATTTAAACAGTTTCTTACCATCCAGGGAATTCCGCGTGGTCTCTTTGGAACCAATGGATTTCGACTTTCCTTCGTAGATATCATTCAGAGAAGCAATATACTTCTCTAGGTCAGACTTGATTACCTCGACAGTAGACGCCGTGCTTTGATTGTTTGAATCAATGCTTAAAGCATTACCAGATATGGAATTGCGAATAGCTCGGTTATTTCTCATGGGAGTAATATTTCCTTGGTCGTACTTTCTCTTCTGTAGCATCTTTCTCTTCCAAAGAAGCCGATACTTCCCAGTTGGCTATCTTCTCCTTGGCCTTCGCGTTTGCAGAAACTCCCAGAATGGCACCAAATGATAGATGGAACAGACCTCCCCCCATCAAGGTAAGAGGAGACCAAGCACTTGTCAGTTCGCCTCGTTTGGCTGTGAATATAGCCCAGAGAATTGGAAAGACGATGAAGTCAAATATCGTGACCAACATATAGACATAAGCCAGATAATGTCGCCACGGGCCTGACGAAACCCTCGGGTTGTTATTATTATTGGAATTTAGAGGATTGAGCATTGAACTGAGCGTCTTCTTTTTTCTTGACCAAATATTCTATTAAGAGATTAGTGTATACTTGTCTTTCCCAAGGAATCATATTCTCCAACGTATCCAGACTATATCCATGCTCGTTCATCAGTATAAAGTTAAGCCTGAAATATTCTTCAAGAGTGTCGGTCCGAATGCTTAGAAAAAAAAATTGTAAAGGGACGTAATCTCAGTATGAATGTGATTCCCGCATTTATCGCAATCGGTATCTATCTCCTGAACAATCGTCGGAGAAGTCTTGAAGAAAGATTCAATCAGAGCAAACTGGGAGAACGACAAAGAATCTAACCATTCCAATAGTTCTTCGCGGTCAATGTCTTCGGCGTAGATGATATCCTCACCTGAAACGATATACTCGATACAATCAGGAACGATATCCAGTTCTTCATCGTCTATCAAAGCAATAGCCGAATCCAGAGAAGGATATTTCATTCCAACTCCCGATGCAGCATCCAACATGATTACCTTGGAATGAGCATCGGTCTTCCTAATCTTCAGGTCTTCTATGCTATATTCTGTATCGATTGAATTACCACAATCACACTTGACCCTGATAGAAACGTTCTCTCCAATGGACTTGGCACGAATCTTCAGAAACAGATAAGCCACGTCAAAATGAGCAAGCTTGCTCACGTCTATAGAATCCGACTGGACGCATACCTGAACCAGTTCCCGAATAGTCTCGGATAACTCGGATAGTTCAGCATCGCGCAGAGTAAGAAGAACCTTATGTTCCTTTACAAGGAATGGTCTGAACCGAACGACCAATCCAGAAGGAAGTGTTTCTGTATATGTAGGGGAGGATATTACCGGTAATTTAGTCATTGATTATTAATGGGTTATCGAAGTTCTTTCCATCTTCGGAAAGAGATGATTGAGTTTAAACGGGATACCTGATTAACTGCATTGTTATCAAGCTGAACCTGAGAGAACGAACGAGGAAAGGCATCTATCAGTTCTATACCGTAGACTGGCTCATTCATCTCGTTCAACTGGTTTATATAGATTGAAGTAGTATATTCCTGTTGATACTTAACCAAATAGTCTGTTCCGCCCACAATCAATTCCAACCAGGCATCAAAGAATCTCTTGTTATCCATTCTACCGTCTAGCCAGAATGTAATAGGGATTCCATCACCACCATAATCAGAACCAATCGGGAGTTGATGATTTGGTCCATGAGTCTTGAATGCCTTAGCACTTATAGACATAGACGGAAAGACAATCGTCTCAACCATGATGGATATCTCCCGCCCAAAAGAAGACAGGGGATTTGGGGGAATAATGATTGCTTCGAATCGATTAGAACGCGCCAACGAATGCGCATTCATCTTTCCGCGAAAATCCATTATCGAGAAGGCTGACATTATCTTATAACCATGATGGTTTGACAGACTTCCGTTTCTGTCCCCCTTGTTCCGTGACGAATCTTTCTCTGGGCAATAAGGCAGCGTTAGCCCATTCGTCCGAATCAACCATCATAAATTGAGAACCTATGTGATTGCCGGTAAGAAGATACTGATGAACTGTTTGTTGGAGAGTAGGATGGGAAGCGTATTTCTTTAATAATTCCCACGATAATTGCATCTTCCTTTGACCAGATAGACGGGAATCGATGACTAATGGTTGTAAAGAAGATAAGAGCATAATACGACCAGATAGAGGGAGGTAGTGAAAATTAATTGCCCAGAATCTATCTGCCTGAACACGAAATGGGAGAACTAAAGGATACGTATCCCAGAACTCAAGAGTCTTTTTAAACTTGGCATTCGGATAACTAAAAAATAACATACTTCCTGGAATCGGAGCAGCATGAGAACTATGCCCAACATCATAATTAAGCTTCATCAGAGAAAGCTTTTCTAATTTATTACCAAACCAATCAATGGCGTCATCGAACATCTGGCGCGTTGGTTGCATTCCTTTAGCAAGTTTAGAAAGAATAGTTGACGCCATTTGGAATATAAATAAATAGTATATTGTTATAATCCTATTTATGGACTTCAAATAATATTGAACTTTATTTTGAATATGATATCATACGAACATGACTGTAAATATAGGGCCTAATGCTTGCCCTCCAGTCAAATAGAGCATAGGGGGCCGAACAAGCCGAAACCGTGGCCCTCCTGTCATATCCCAAAAGGATAGGCTAATATAGCTGCTGCAATGCCGATAACGTAAGAGATTGATATTATTAGGATTTATCCTTTCCGAGTGTGTTTCCTCGAAAATAATATCACAAGAAGATTTGAAGAAGGACTTTCTAAAGAAAGTGATGTCAGAAATGGACTTATTAAAATCTTCTTGTAAAGAATCTAAGAGCTAACAGGATATCATCGATTAGTTCAGGATATGAAATCTGGTAGTAGTGCCGCCAGAAAGTAGTTTAAACATTCCTACGGATAGACCGAAAGGTCTCGGGGCCAGGTCTCGGGGATAGGTTTACGAAGCAGTAATCATCACACCAAAAACGGAATAGAAGTTTATTTCGTGTAAACCCCAACCGACTACTTGAAAAAGAGCAACTATTAGAATAAATCGTGGATTGACCGTAACCATTCGGAATAACGGATTTCGGCTGCCTAAAAGCATCAACCTAATGAGGCAGCGTCATGGTGACGACATGACTAGAAAACGACTTCCCCTCGTCGTTAAAGAGAAAGATGAAGGTTATCAGATAATTCCACTGTCTGATGATTACGGCACTTGCCAAAAGCCGAGTCGAGAAATAAAGTTCTCTGGAGAATCTCTTCGCAACAGGTTCGTGGGTGAGAACAAGTCTGAGGAATGATTGTAAGAACAACAATCATTTCAAGAGCTTAAGAATACTATTGTAATATCCTTGTTCGAAATTGAGGAAATAGTAATTCTTATCGAATACACAAAAGAAGCTTTAATAATATTAGATACAATTTAACTATTAAACAGAATTTTACAAGAGTATCGAATTAAGTGGGGACGCAATCCCGGAGTAAAAACAACTCCACCACGAAAAACACAAGAACAGAGTAGGCTTGATTTAAACGCTGTGTGCTCCTTCTTTCGACCCGAGTTAATAATTAAATAATTCAGATATCCCCATCACAAGAAGACTGAATTAAATTATTGATGAAGACAATCGATTATTTCGACAATACTTTAAATAGAGCAGAATATTAATTCGTGAGATATTCATTTCCAAGTGCATCTAGTAAACGAGTTTAAGAGTTAAACAAATGGTAGTTAGAAGTCCAAACCTTCTTCCACAGTAAATATTGGAAGAAACCTCTATAGTACACTGGTACAGTTCGGGTCCGACCTGAGCTAAGTGAAGCGAGGGGGCTGGGCTTTTGGTTTCTGCCTTCGGGCTAACAGCCAGTCTAATATTATTATACTAATAGCTTTAATTGGGTATTAGGATTACTATTGCCTAAATTCACCCTACCAGAATATTCCCATAAATAGAATATACACATTCAATCATCTCTCATTCCAATATGGCTCTGAACCAGATTAATATCACCTCCCTCGATTTCGACGATATCAAGAATTCTCTTATTGAGTATCTGAAATCTCAACAGGAGTTCTCTGATTATGAGTTCGAAGGTTCTGCGCTATCCAATCTGATTGATATCCTTGCATACAACACTAATCAGAATGCCTATATAGCCAATATGCTCCTGAATGAGAAATTCCTCGATTCGGCGGTAAAGCGTTCATCCATTACTTCTATAGCAAAACATCTTGGATATACTCCTCGTTCGTCTATGGGAGCTGTAGCACACGTCAAACTGGAAGTAATCAATCCAGAAGGTAATCCTCTATTCCTCACTCTTCCCAAGAATACTCCTTTCACGACAACAATATCCGGCAATCAGTATTCGTTCTTTAATCCTGAACCAATAACTATTGAACCAAAGAATGGTCGGTATATCTTTGAGGATGTTCTGATTAAAGAAGGGACCATAAGAAATCATCAGTTCGTGGTTGTTAATCCTGGAACCGAGGAGAAATATGAAATCCCGTTCTCGGACATTGACATCTCTACGCTGACGGTCTGGATTCAACCAAATCCGAATAGTCAGGAACAAGATTATTATGCTCGTGCCAAAGACCTGATTGGAATCGATGACCAATCGAAAATCTACTTCGTAGAGGAAAGCACAAACGGAAGATTCATACTCTGTTTCGGAGACGATATAATCGGCAAGAAACTATCCCGAGGAAATATCATCCGGGTAGAGTTTATGACCACGGCAGGCGGAGATGCTAATATTGCAAACTCGGTAGCACAGAATTTCCAGATTAGTGCGTCTATTGGCAATTCAGACGCAATCACGGTAGATACTCTATCCAATTCTACTGGAGGAGGCGCGCGCGAGGGAATCGAATCAATCCGGTACAATGCCCCGAAATTCTATGCGTCGGCCAATCGAGCAATAAACGAAACCGATTATGATACTCTGGTTCGTGCTTCATATCCGAATATCGAATCAGTATCAGTCTGGGGTGGTGAGAATAACATTCCTCCTGTATACGGAAAGGTATTCATCTCCCTGAAGCCATTCAAGGGCGGTAATATCGACGCGATTACGAAATCGAACATCGCTTCCTTGATTCTAAAGGATAAACAGATGATGACTATCATTCCTGAGTTCAAAGACCCAGACTATATCTATATCAACACCAGAGCTGTAGTTGAGTATGATAGAAACCTGACCTCGGTTGATGCATCGTCAATCGGAGCATTTGTTCGTCAGGCCATGACTCAATATTTCTCGGACGAACTACAGCAGTTCAAACGCAAGTTCCAGTATTCCAGATTGATTGAACGCCTGAACAATGCACATTACTCTATCAAGAACGTATTGCTGGACATATCCCTTCAGAAAAGAATCGTTCCGGCCTTCAACGTCAATAATTCTTACATTGATGGCAACGGGCTGAGATTTAATAACAAGATTACTCCAGGAAGCCTGAAATCGACTAAGTATTACGGTATATGGGCAGGAACAACGAACCTGTTGCATATCCAGGATGATGGTCAAGGAAATATTACGTTGCACGACGACGAAAAATACTTGACGAATATAGGAACTATTGATTATACTTCAGGAAGAGTTAATATTCCGAGTCTGGCACCTACAGGATATCCATCAAGTCAGTTTGATATTCGAATAACGGCATTGCCGGTAAGAGATGATTTGAATATCGAAGCTGAACGCAATCAGATTATTGAGCTTGATGACTCCGTGGAGAATTACTTATCAGACTTAGAAAATGGGGTATCTATACAAGTAATCGCTTCTTAATCAGGAAATATACTAATGATTTAATATTTAAATTTTATAGAGTTGCTAGAGGGGAATCCTCTTGGTAGAATAATTAAAAACACCAAAGACGGTAGGCATTTTAGTATACTGAGTGCGCAGCGAGGTGGACTATCTTCAGAAGAAAACGCGCAACGACATAAAGCCTTAAAGAAAGAGATAAATTCTTTGGGTTATGCCCATAAAGAAGTAGAAGGGCATTGGCAAGGAGATAAGGAGAAATCAATTCTGGTCTATGCTAAAGGAATTGGGGACCATGAAGGAGAATCGTTGAGAAACGATATGAATTCATTGGGGGAGAAATATGGTCAAGATGGTGTATTTCATTACCATCCCAAAGAAGAACAAGGACATGTACACGGCACAAATTCAACTGGATGGCCGGGATATGGAAACAAAGAGAATGTTGGTAAATTAACTTTCAATAAAAAATCTGATTTTCAGACTGAAACTAAACCAAAAGCAAATATCCCACCGAAACCCGGTCGGACCGAGAAATCTCCTTCGAGATTCTCTACAGAATAATAGTGAGGAAATAATGGAAAAGGATGTTTTTGATAAGTTGTTAGAGTCTTTTAAAAAGGAAGAAATCGAACGGACCGGAATTGTCCCAAACGGATTCTATGGCCACCTGGCATTTCATAAAAATTGCGAACGTAAACTTTTAACTAGGATTAGAGATGAACAAGAAAAAAGTGCTGATTGATAACAACGAGTATTTAATCCATTCCCTGGATTACGTCCAAAGTATATCTACAGTAGATTCGTCTATCTACAACGACGATTATATCCAGACCCTCCACGATTCAGCCAAGACCACGAGACTGAACGAGATAAGACTTTCGTTCTTAGTTGATTCAGGATTATTATCTGATAAGTTTGAATATAGTAGAATCGTTACTGATGTAGGATACGGAAATGGAGCATTTCTCGAACACTTTGTCAGGGAACGCAAGAATTTTCCACGCTATGTTTTTCTTAGGGGATACGATATATCATACCTTCATGGCGTGGACCCGTATCGCGGCAGAGAACTATTGCAATACGTGGGTATACAACATAACCTTGAATCTTATAATTATGATATCATTACTATGTTTGATGTATTGGAGCATGTGGATAATCCCAAACAATTCATTCTCGATACTTCCGCCAACGCCTACGTCATCACTATTCCTCTGTTCCATTCTGAATGGATAGAAAATTGGGAAATGTTCAAAAACTGGAAGCATCGCAAACCAGGAGAACATTTTCACTTCTGGTCAGAAAACGGACTGGATAGCTTATTCGAATCATGTGGATACGAACGTATATTTCAATCCTACGCCGAGAACGAGATTCGAGCAACAACCCAACCCAATTATCCCACCAAAAACGTCTATACGGGAATATTTCAAAAGAAAAGTTGACAAAACTAATTCTTCGTTTATTCGTGTTGGAGTCTAATTATGTTCTCTACCAGAAGATTTTCAAAGAAAGCGGTTCCTTACTTAATAGGAGTGGGAACTGCCATGATAATATCAATGCTGTATAATGACGGGCTATTCAGACCAGTTTATTCTGAGGAGAATGAAATCCCTTGGAATAATGATATCTGTATAGTAGACGATGATACCACATATTACAC